TATTGACACTCTTTTCAACCTTTATCAACACGACTCTATCAACAACAATAACGACATCTCCTCTATCGGCACTTTCGACCACAACAATCAAACCATTACCCTATTCTAAGGGGGACCAAGGTCCCCCTTTAACCCCTCCTTTATAAAAATAAACATCAAAAAACATCTAAAAAAATAGGGAGAAATCCCCATTTTTTTATTTTGCGTAACTCCTACAACATTAATGCAATCGAACGTTCGCTACCGCCGCAACCATATTTTCATCGTGCCAATTTGTCCAATCGTGTTTTACGCGCATTATATTCGTGATAGTGTCTTCGCCGTTCTCTTCAAGTTCCCTAATCACATCATCCCGTTCCTCAAGGTTCACCTGCAATATGTCAGCCTGGTGACTGTGCCACCAATTTAGGTCAGGCGGAGGTTTCTTCGAGTCAGTTCGGACAACGAAGTCCATTATGTGTCCTATAACGTCGTAGGGAAGCGGAGTAGCAACAATTATACATTTATACAGAACCTCCGCCTCCATGTTTTTGTAGTGGTCATAATACTCGTGTTCTTCTTTTTGTTTCTGGATATATTCTGCTTGACCTTTCAGTCTCTCGTCATGTGCCTGGCTTATTCCACTCGCGTAGGGGCTGTGTAAGCGGTAGTCTCCACGGAAAATTTTTTCGAGTGCATACGTCTTTGTTTCGTGGATAAAGCACCGTTTTTCAAATTCGTTAATTTGCTGTTCGTTCATTCTTACCTTCGTTTTCAATCGCGCGTTTTCAAATAGTTAGTTAGTTTCAGGCAATTTTGGTTATAAAAACTAAGCGCACAATCAATTTTGCTTAGATTTTGTGTTTAAATTTTTGAATTCTTCAAGAATGTAAATATATTATTTAATAATATATTTAGTTTAATTACACTTACACAACCGGGTAGCTGGCACTCAGCAGCATCCCGCACTGCCCATCACCACCATTGAACGCCTTTCCACGAGCCAACTTAATATATCCGCCAGACCCCCAAGAAGAACCCCAAGAGTTCTTAACTAGGTAGTAGTCGCTTCCATTCTCCGTGCCATATCCAACAACGAGAACTCCATGGTCAAGGGTAGTTCCGCAAGTGCCAGCGAAGACTCCCGACTTGTAAAGCTGGAACTCTCTCTGGTCCGCCTCGATGGCAATAGCGACAGGCTGTTGAGCAATGGCAGCCATCATCTGAGCATCATCAGACGGAGCAACGTCAACATACTTGACAATATCGCTTCCGGGGTAAACGCTGCAAGACTTCTGGCATGTTCCCTGGTCCTGAGTATCACCCGAGAAATAAGGATAATCAGACTCAAGGCACAATCCGCCATTCTTCTGAATCCACTTGAATGCATTGTCCATCAAACCACCATTGCAACCCTGGTCAAGTCCACCATTACGGAAGATATCGCAATCGACCAGCTGCTGCTCAGAAAACGAGACCAGCTTACCATTCTTAACATAATAAGCGCCCTCGAGAGCTCCAGTGGTAGAGAAGCTCCAGCAGCTTCCGCACTGACCCTGGTCCTTGACAGGCGTAACGCCCCCAGCATCAACCCAATTCACAGACATAGGAACCGCAACGTTCAACCACTTAGTTGTTCCAAGACGCTTGGGCTTCTCAAGTTTGGAAGAATATCCAAGGAACATCTTATAATCAGCACTGTCCATTCCAGAGAACTGATTGTGACCAAGAACGTGCGTGTTGTTATTAATCGCATTGTGTGTCTGAATGAACTTGTCATTGTCAGCCCACTTATTGAACATGCTCAAATACGAATCGCCATCCGCAACATGAACCTTATACTCATCCAACCAAGCATCGAAACGCTCACCCATGCGAACTCCAAGAACCGAACCAGCAACAGACAAAAACGAAAGAACACTAAACAACTTCATTGTATATAAATAACCATTATATTTTTTATATACTCTTTTATATTAATAAATTACTTACATTATTTCAATTCCTTTTCCCATGAATCGAGCATATTAGCAGTAATCGGTTTGAAATTCACATGAGCTTCCCAGAAATACCTGCAAAATGCCCAATGAAAGTCAGCATCATCCTTATAATAATCTATATAGTGCGTAGTCAGAAACCGTCGCGTCTTTTCAGGTAATAGCTCGAATTGTGCCTTAGGCAATACGTAAGCCAACTGCACCTTGGGCGAAAACGCCGGTCGCGCCTTTAAAATAAATGTCGTATCACAATCCGGAATATAATGTTGCAAATCGACCAACAGAGGCGGATAATGATATTCATATGTCCATCGCCAATCTGGACAATCGCCGCTATAATATTTAAAAACCCACTCTAATCCTTCAAGATAATTAGCACAAATCGGTTTTGGTTTGCGTTCCAAGTGGAACAACGCCCGATAATAACGTTCCTCCCAATTCTTTTCAGTAGGACATATATACTTTTCCTCACTACGATAGATAATTGGTATATTCAAAGTTGCGTTTGCCTTATCTTGAACAGTATCCGTCTTCCATACGCGTTTATCATGCTTATCACGAGCTGTATATTCAGTCAATAAATACATGTGTTCATTCTTTGCAAGTTGACGAATAAAAGTAGAAAAATGGCGCCATTGAATCTTTCCACCATCAATAAAGAAACGGTCTGGATACTTTCCGAGATGTTCCACATACGTTTCTAATAGAACTGAAATTCCGTGAGTTCGAATATTCAACGCTGGAAAATGAGGTAGGAAATCATTTCCCAATAGAAAGCACATAAATACGTAATCGTAAATGCGCCGTTTGTCTGGAAATTTACAGTTCATATCTTTCATAATCGACTCGCCAAGTAATCCCATATCCAATACGTATGGCTCATCCGAATCCTCGACTTTAATAGAGCTCTTCATAAACTCTGGTGCCTCCCTAAAAACATAACCATTATTAAAATAATGTCTGTGAAAAATAGATAACATAATTAGGTCTGAATCTAGACCATATATAATTACATTGTGATTTAGATTATAATTATCACGAACATATTTGAAAATCTTGTGTTCGCCTTCGCCCTCTTCATCTGCACCAGTAACAATTACATTCTTGACATTATATTTGATTTCTGTCTTAGAAAACGCTAGTTTAATTTGCTTAGACAATTCGCTCATAAACTGAGTTCCAGGGGTGATATTAGAAGTGCTCCATTCAACATTATCTGTTTTTTCAATCTTCGACATAAATGCCGATTTATACCTACGCGTTTTTTGCTGATTCATTTTAGCAAACGGCGCAACGCCATCAAATGCGATGATTATTGTATTTGATGGATTTATCTTACGTATGTAACTCTCAATATTTACAACAACCTGTTTGATTAACCGCCCTTCAAAGCCAGGTTCGCTTGAACTTGAATTACGAACAGCATCATATATTATCGAATTACAATCCATATACAAATTATGAAAATGCGTATTCCCATTTCGATGTTGCTTTAGATTCCGAACGATGCTAGGATATTTCTTAATAATTTGCGAGAAATAACTCGGTATACCCATTGCTTACGTATAATAGAGCTAAATGCTTATATTGTTTCGTAATTATATTTAGTCAACTGCAATAAACCGACCAGGTCGCGGACTCAGAACAATAATATCAATTACGCTACCACAAGCCTGCCAAAACACCAAATTGAAACCCAAACCATTATTATCTATAACATTAACAGTTTCTAGTAGCATAATTGCAGAAGATAAAATTAGACATTTCAACAAGACTAGTCTTCCATCCGGCGTGAGTAAATTGAATGCGCCAGGAATTGTGAATTCTAACGAGAATGCCACGATAAATCCTGATAGCATAACTGGAATATATTGAATTGATAACAATCCGAACATACAAATTGCGATTGCACAACTAGCTGTATAACTATCAATTGAATTCTTAGATGCGAGCGGGGTCGTCAAACTGAAGAAATTATAAAGTAGAATAAAAGCTAAGGCAGCAGAAGTCTCTTGAACCCACGCCACATCCGGATTAATACTAACAATGGTCATAAGTGATTGTAAAGCAAATTGAACCCATAGAAATAATCGATTCTCACATGCATATGAATTCACATTCGTATCTAGCGTCTGACACATTTCAGGTGACATATAGCTAATTCCAAGTAGTAGCGCAGGCGTATATGGCAATTGAGAAACTATGGAAGCCCCATAGGTAAAATATGAATGTACAGTTTGCGAGTCTAAACATACATACGTAGTTGTTGTAGATAAGCTATCAGTAAACATTACAGACTTATTAATTAAATCATAAGTACCAATTGAAATAGAAGCAAACATAAGAAATAAATAGAATTTATACAATATCTGAAACTGTGGACTAGTAAAAATTTCTTTGAAAATCTCGAATTGAAATTGAGAGTGAATCGCATCAAAACGATAACGCCCGTCATTACATTCATATTCTGTCTCTGCATCTTCTTTATCCTGTTCATCTCTCTCTGTATCCTGTTCATCTCTCTCTGTATCCGGTTCATCTCTCTCTTCGTCCTGTTCATCTCCCTCTTCATCAGATTGCTTTTTGTCGTCTACTATGCTATTATTATTATTTTCATTTTCACTAGCTTCATTGTCTAGTTCAACAACTTCATCTATCACCGCCTCAAGAGCATCCTTGTCGCCCCAAATAAGTTTTTTTATTAGAAGAACCGGCATAATATATACATTATTACGACAATATTCTATATTGTTTGAAAAATAGATTTAACTAAAAATCTGATATAATATAAAATAGTATTGTATATATTTTGATAAAAATGAGCAAAAATAGCAAAAAACAAAATATAAGCGTAAAAATAAAACTTAACAAGGATGATGACCAATCAAAAATAAACGAACTTATAAAAAACAGAATTTATCGAGCGAGGGAAATTATAATAGATACCATAATTTCCGTGCAATTATACAGAAAGTATGGATTATTTAGTAATAGTGAAGTAAATATATGCATAACGTCATTAAAGGATTTACATAATAAAACAATTGATACATTCGATAAGATAGGTTCCGAGCAAATTGAATCTACGATAGATTCGCTACAGACAATAATAGATAAATTAACAGCTATAATATCAACATTCGGAACAAAATCTGTAGATGACTTGATATACATGACATTCGGCTCGGGATTTATAGAATATAAAGGAGACCCAGCAATTGTATCTAAATTTAATTTAATACGCAAATATGTTCATCCAACTGGATTCAAGATATCATCTAACTATGTAATCGCAAATACAGACGTTAATTGCGTATGCATTGATAAAATAACTGATGACACAGTTATAATCGAAAGTTCTCCACAATTTGAGTGTTTTACAGGTGACGCCAATACATCATCATTTCACAATAAAGTTCATGGGATTAAAGTGGTATTCAGATGCGAAGATACAAAGAAAACAATGATTATGTCAGGTATAACCGACGACATAAATCTAGACATGTTAGACAATGCATATATCGATAAACGAAAGAAGAGTATATCATCGCGCATTACGACATGTAATCACGAAATATTAAAGAATCAGTTGGATGCGATGACATTAAAAGACATATTGACTATTGGCGATTCAGATGTATTTAAAAAGAATGCAAGCATCGTGTCATTATCGAATACAACTAAATCGGACAAATTAGATAAAACTTTAAAACGATTTACGTCGTTGGATACATTCGAGCAACGCAATACTCTAATTGATTTGCTAACATCTTCAGAGGACGGAGAGCTTAAATATATAACATATCTATTGTATGACGTTATCACAAGCTCTTCTGGAGCGAACTCTGACTTGAATGAACAAGCCATAATATATGATAGTTTTCCTTGGGCAATTAAAAGATTTTTCAAGGATGCCATGAAACATACAATGAATTACACACACCAAGTTTCTCAAAAATATGATATCAGTCGAATATCTCTAGAACAACAGGTATATGCGATGCGTGCCGAAGAACCTATAAAAGAAAAGGCGATATTGAAGCTGAAAGAAATCAAAAACAAATCAGATGATTCAAATGGTAAAGCGAGACAGTATTTGGAAGGACTTCTTAAAATACCATTCGGGGTATATCGCGAAGAACCAATATTAAAGTCAGTTAAACTTATAAACGCAGATTTTCTCAAACTGGTCGACGTTTCTAAATTCATAATCTCAATTAATAAACGAGAACGATTTACAAATATGGAGATATACAAGTATCTAGGACAGATTGAATGTGCTATAAACGATTCGCTTAAAAATATACATGCACTATTAGATACAGCAACAAAGGTGCAAATAGGCGAAATTATAAAATATATTAATGACAAATCAATTAAATGGTATAAACTAAAAACCAAATGTGAACAAATCAGCGAAATTAAACGATATGTGGATGGTGAAAATGTTGCTCGCAAATTAGATATTGCGCTAATAATAAAGCCCGATTTGATGAATATGAAACAAGCAACAAACGAGATTGAGAAAATAAGAACCAAATTAAATATATTTGAAGAGTCGCTTAGCGAAATAGACAATGTATTCGATGCTTCTATACATGGACAGACACATGCCAAAAATCAACTAAAAAAAATAATATGTCAATGGATAACTGGAGAACAGAAGGGGCATTGTTTCGGGTTTGAAGGTTCTCCGGGAATAGGAAAAACGTCTCTTGCAAAATATGGATTGGCAAACTGTCTTAAAGATGAATCTGGAAAACCAAGGCCATTTGCATTTATACCGCTTGGGGGCGCATGTAATGGTTCAACATTAGAAGGGCATGGATTTACATATCTAAATTCAACATGGGGACTTCTCGCTTCATGGTTAATGCGAGCGGAGTGTATGAATCTAATATTTTATTTCGATGAAGCCGATAAACTTAGCAAAGAACATGGTAGTGAAATAAATGGGATTCTAACGCATTTAACAGATACGACGCAAAATGATGAGGTTCAAGATAAATTTTTTAGCGGCGTTCCGCTTAACCTAGCAAAGGCATTATTCATATTTTCATACAACGACCCAAATTTAATCGATAAAGTCTTATTAGACCGAATTCACAGGATAAAATTCGAAAACCTTACTGTCGAAGAAAAAATCGTAATAGCTAGGGATTACATCATACCGAACATCAATAAGGATATGGGTTTAACTGATGTAGTTAATATGTCAAATGAAGTTATTGAGTATATAATTTTGACATACACAATGGAACCAGGTGTGCGAAAACTAAAGGAGGTCATATTTGATTTATATGGAGAAATCAACATACAACTCTTGAAACAATCTGATACACACATAGATATCCCAATTATTATAACGACCGAATTGGTTGGAAAATATTTGAATAAATATGCGCCTATAACTGAACAAAAAATATGTGCCTTACCCGCGATTGCTACGGTCAACGGATTATATGCGAACTCACTTGGCAAAGGCGGTATAATACAGATATCTGCGTCATTTTTCCCGTCTAATACATTCCTCGAATTAAAATTAACGGGTTTGCAAGGAGATGTCATGAAAGAAAGCATGAATGTAGCGAAAACTCTTGCGTGGTCGTTATGTTCTCAAGAAGTTAAAGATAAATGGTTGAAGTTTTTCGAAACTATCAAGGATTGCGGAGTGCATATTCATTGTCCAGAAGGAGCAGTTGGTAAAGACGGTCCATCCGCGGGCGTAGCATCATTTTTAGTGATATTTAGCTTACTTATGGGAAAACTAATAAACAATACAGTAGCAATAACTGGCGAAGTAGACTTACGAGGCAATGTTATGCCAATTGGTGGGTTAGAATATAAGATTGAGGGTGGAATAAGAGCTGGAGTAACCAAGTTTTTGTATCCGAAAGAGAACCACAGCGATTTTGTAAAATACACAGAAAAATATGGTATTAAAGACAATATAGAATTTATAGAGGTATCGAATATTCAAGATACTATAGAGCACGTTTTTATCTAACCATAAATTATACAATGTCGGCATTCAATATTATATCATTATCGTATTTATTTTCAAGATTGTCGCCATTTATAATTGTAATCTATTTCGTATTGCAATCCGTATTCAATCAAAATCTAAAAGGATTGTTTTATGTAGCGGGAGTGCTTTTAGCGTGTTTTCTTAATTACATAGTTAATGTAATGTTACCACAGAAGGAAAATCCGCCCCTCGTATGTTCATTAATTGATGGGATGCCCAATCTGCCATTGAGTCAAACAATCTTAGGATTTACATTTGCTTATCTGTCTTATATAATAATTAAATATAAGCTGACAAATCAAAACTCGCCAACATTTATTTTGTTTCCAATATTGATTTTAGCAGATTTAGCGTGGAATTATACAAACGATTGTGTTCATCCAGTAACATTATTTGCATCATTGGCGATTGGTAGCGTATTTGGAATATTGTGGGGTATGATAATTGATAGCGTAGACCCAGAATTACAGTATTTCAACGGAATTGGCAATAGAAACGTTTGCAGTAGACCCTCGTCAACTTTATATCGTTGCAGACTCACGGGACAGCCTACAAAAAAAGCAACAAAGAAATATAAAAAAAGGAGTTGATTTAATTATTTGATAATGTCATAATAATTAAAAATTGCAATATTCTAAATAAAATTTACAATCGAATTACAATTAGAAAGTAGAATATCGATTTTGGCGATTGAATACTTGACTGATACATTAATTTGATTCGCAGAGCTATCGTATGTAATAGAGTTCAGCGTAATTTTATTATCAGCAAGCGCGTCATGCGTACAGTCGCCGACCAATCCAATATCTCTAAGGATTATCTGAGAACCATCTAGTACATAATATTCATTGGCACAGTTGATAGTAAAATCTCCAGAAATGGAAAAATCTAACAATTCTGGTGACTTGAATCGAACCTCTCCATTAATCGTCTCTCCAAACAAGGTCTTAGAACCACAATACGTCCCCGCAGGAGAACTATACAATGCAAATAGTACAGCAAAAATATCAGAAACACGCATTGTATACATTAACACGATAGAATGCCTTTAAATTGTATTTACACCATCAAATATGTTTAATAAAAATGTATACTATTATTACGAAACCATTCGATAAGTGATTTTGATAATTGTTTTCGATATAAATCATCAGCAATCATGCCTGGACTCCTATATGTGTCGTTAAAATGGAGTATAAAATTATTGAATATTTTCGAAGTAATTGCCAACGAATATTTATCATCAAGTTGTTCTAATGGGAATATTGGTATACCTTTTTTTTCATTTACCGAATTGTGAAATGTGAATAACATTAATTTCAACTGTTCTTTGGTAGTAATTGCATTGAAATTGATTGAATCTAGATATTGCTTTGCATGCTGAGAACAAGTTGGACATGGCAAATTACAACAAACTGAATATATGTTCTTTAATAAATCAATACGAATTTTATTAAAACTCTCATCCTTGACTTTATGTGCGATGGTATGCAAGAAGAACCATGTAGGTTCTCCCCATATCATTGGCTTCTTTTTTGTTGGATCTGGAATAGATTCTATTGTTCGAGTAATTGGTTCTGGCGGACGGATTGGAATTTTAAAACTCATTGGCATAACGATATTTTCAGTTGTCATTCTACGTGTTGACCTACTGAACATCATTTTATATATTATAGTAAAATATTATCAAATGCTTCTATTAAATGTGCTAAATAATATAAATGTAATATATATAATATATTCAATGGAATCAAAGGAACGACTTATAAAAACTATACAAGATTGGGTTCGATTGGATAATGAAATCCGAAAACTAAAAAAGGAAGAACAGACTCGTAAGAATGACCAGAAGAAGATATCAGCTGACTTAATTGAGATTATGCGTAAAAATGAAATCGACGAATTCGATATAAATAACGGAAAACTGATATATTCGAAGAGGAATATTAAGAAACCGATAACAAAAAAGGCGTTATTGGGCATTCTATCTAAATTCTACAAGGGCGACGTCAACAAGGCGATTGAAATGAATGATTTTATACTTGACAATAGAGAAGAAACCACCGTAGAGTCAATTGTAATGAAGATTAAAGATTAAGATACGCAATGACACCATTTTTGTATGTTCCGACTACTCTCGGATTTTCCACATTCTTCAAAATATCCTCGGTATTATAAACATTGTTAAACTTGTCGACATGATAAATAATTCCATTTATATCCTCTGACGAAATATCCAAATTGTATTTCTGTTGAGCAGTTGGCTGTTCATCGTTCGTCATCAGACCATGGGGCGCGCCCTTGAAATGTGTCCCGCAAAATTCGCAATCGACCTTTCTCCTTCGAGTGCACTGCTCACCACTCGCACGCCTCGCACTACAACGGTTCGTCCCAGGGATAGAATTCTTAACACGCTTTCTCTTACTAAAATCTTCCTTAGTCAACACGAGGCGTTCGTAATCGTAAACAAACTGAACCAGCTCGTTCGCCTTGTCCTTGTCAATGCCTAGTTCGTTAACCTTGTCGCGCACGTGGTCTTTAAACTCGACCACATACGTCTCAATTCGTTTGTTCAATCGCTTATCCATTTGTAGTAAATTGAAATAATAAAAAATATAAATAGATTATTTCAATTTTGCGCCACAAAACTAATTCCAGTCAACCGGGCGAGTTTTAGTGCCTCCGTCATATTCAACTGCATACTTGTTATCCAACATCCACTTATTTACATGCAGGTCATTTATGTAAACATTCGCTAACAGCCTACCATATTTCTCCGTGCTCACATCCTTCAATACAACGTTCTTCTCAAAGATTAACTCACTCAATGCATCTCTCGACTTTTTAGCTAGCGCCTTTTCGGCGTCGCTATGTCCCTTAATCTCTGGCGAATCAATTCCCAGAAGTCTAACCGAAAACCTATAAATCGGCGAATTTCGAAATGGCAATTTGGATGCAATCGTAATGGTGTCGCCATCATATACTTTGATAACTCTACCACCAGTAACTGGCGGAACAAACGGCACTGTGTTTGCCCAAGTAGCATCATCTAGGGAAGGACCAAATGTGGCGGCAGTTAAACACGTTGCAAAACATAGTAGCTTCATTATTTAAAAAAATATAATAAATAATATGGTTTTCAATTTTTGCTTTTTTTAAAACAGTGTATTCATCTTTTTGAAGATGTCCATAGCATCCACACAAACGGTGCGCAACCGCTGTTTTACCATCGTCTTGTCCGTCTTGTCGTTGAATGCGATTCGCACAACACTCGTCTCATCATGAGGGTGGAATTTCTTAAATCCGCAAAACGATAGAGTTTTGTCGCCATTGTAGTGCTTATCATACATAATAAACTCGATGACCTTTCCTACAGTGTAATCCTCGTTCTGTAGAATAATATCATACGAGTTATCCACAGAAGTCTCGCTAATCAGAATCTCGACCGTGTCAGAATCAATGTCGTTTACTAGTTCCTCGAATTTGTCGTTCAACACCTTAATGCCCATCTTAACAATGTCCCGGTTCTCGTGCACGCCTACACTCTGTATAACGAAATCAAAACTATCATCTACATAATGACGCTGTGCATCTAGAAGATAGAAATTTCGCTTCTGGAATTCGATTTCAGTTGTCGATGCCTCGTTCGCCTTCATCTTATTCTCCTGTGCATCCCAGATTTCCTTAATTTTAACAACATCTGGCGTATTACCATACGAGCACTTCGACACAACATTGAATGCGCTATCCTGTCTAGCATTACTAATCGAAAACTCGGCCGTCAACTTCAGAGCCTCTCCAGGAATAGATTCACCTACCTTCGGACGCAATCTAGCGAAATCGATGTAATAATTCGTTTTCTTGTTGAACGGGAAGATTTTCTTGGTCTCCTCGCTAGTCAAATAGTTTCCGCTGGTCTTGTTCTTAATCTTGAAATGCTCAGTTGTTACATAAATCATGTCAGTTGTATCGTTCTTCGCATCAATCTCTAGAATATACTTACCTGGTAGAATGTCCAACTCAGTAAACTTCATATGAATCGGTATGCAACTCAATCGCTGCTTAATAATTTCGCTGTGTAGTCTACCCGTGTTTGTAATGATTGTGCACTGATTGTCCTTATAAGTCTCAGTTCGCATGACGACTGTAGGTATCTCGGACAAGATAATTCGCCTAAGCGCATTCGCTAAACTGACGTTCACACCTCCAAGCGTAAACTTCAAAACGTCTCCCTCCTCCATAAGATTTGCAATTGTCGGATTCATGATTATGTCGCTGTTTTGATTATATTTTATCGACACATATTTATATCAATTTTGTAAAAAGAATTAAAGCCAAAAATAGATAATTTCTACATGACTCGCGTTGCACTACTCACTGGCATAACCGGACAGGACGGTTCATACCTATCGGAATTGTTATTGGAAAAGGGTTATGATGTGTGGGGGATGATACGTAGGTCCTCATCTATCAACACAGGTAGAATTGACCATTTGTATCATGACAAGCGTCTATTTCTTCGATACGGTGATTTATCGGACACATCTTGTTTATTGGATATAATAAACGAGATAAAAAACAAGTATTTTATAAATAATAACAATAGCGAACAGCGGTTCGAAATTTATAATCTCGGTGCAATGAGCCACGTAAAGGTTTCATTCGAGATACCCGAATACACCGCGGATGTTGACGCCGTCGGAACACTTCGTCTTCTGAATACGATACGTAGCACCGGATTATCGTCTATTTCGAGATTCTACCAAGCGTCTACGTCCGAACTATATGGTAAGGTCGTTGAGGTCCCACAAAATGAGAATACACCGTTTTATCCTAGGTCGCCTTATGGAGTTGCTAAACTTTACGCACACTGGATTACTAAGAATTTCCGTGAGGCATATGGGATGTATGCTTGCTCAGGGATACTTTTTAACCATGAGTCGCCGAGACGAGGACCTACGTTCGTCACACGCAAAATTACAATTGCTCTGAATAATATTATAAAAGGAAAACAAGACAGGTTGGTTCTCGGTAACCTGGACGCAAAGCGCGATTGGGGGCATGCTAAGGATTATGTAGAAGGTATGTGGCGAATGTTGCAAAATGAGAACGGACCCGATGACTTTGTTCTCTCTACAAATGAGTTTCATACAGTTCGTGAATTTGTGGAGAAGGCATTCGCTATCAAGGGATTTACAATTAAGTGGAAGGGTAGCGGAATCGATGAAATTGGATACGACGAAGTCACAGGACGCGAACTGATTTTCGTCTCTGAAAAATATTTCCGACCAGCAGAGGTAGAGGAATTGCTGGGTGATAGCACTAAGGCGAGAACCTTATTGAAATGGGAGCCAAAGTGTTCATTTGACGAATTAGTGCGAGAGATGGTTGAATCTGACTGTTCATAAATGTGTCCACTTATACCGTTCAAAATTGTGTATGAATGGTAGGCACTTTTCATATTTCGGATGTTTTTTGACATGTTCCTTTATATCGAAAATTCTACCACAACACGACCCAAATCTGCCATAGAAATGCATATTCTGCGCTAATTTTGAATCTACGACTTTACCATCCGTGCATCCTTTCAATACAAAATCAGTTGACTCATCTAATTCGGAGTGTTTGCATATAGTTCTCGCCGTCATTTTATCTTCTGCAGCCACTTCGTCATAATGATCGCTAATTATCATTTTTGCAACAGCTAAGTTTATTTTGCCATAGTATTTGCTGTTTAATAGGAAGTTCAGACGATTATTACGGGCGCCAACACTGGTAGAACCATCTGTATGTCCAGTATCATTCGTTTCCAAACTACGCAATTTAAAATCCATAGCGGAATTCATTCCATGAAATATACCATTGAATAATCGTTCAACGCTATATATTTCCAGTCCAAGCTCGAGTAGCATGATTTCATTAGTTTTTATATCGCCAAAGTGCCAAGAGCATGGATAATCACCCGCATTATGTTCGACCATCATCGCAATACAGTCATCCAGTGTTTTCGCGTATTGCATTACGTTCCGAATCCTACAAAAATAAGGATGACCATGCTTGAAATCTGGTTCAAAATTTACCTTAGATATAGTAGTTTCGCAACCAATAATACCATTAGAGCACAAAAACCAATCAGATGAACTGGCAACATATCCAGGACTAGTCTGCATAGTGAATGCATGACCATCCGATGGTTCGACCGTCATAATAATATTCAACAGTTGTCCTGTTAAAAAATCGGTGTGTGTATTATGTGCCATCACAATATCGCCTGACGCTGTTGCATCGCCGGTAGCAATAAATGCGCTGCATCTTTCGGTAGGCGGGTTGAATGATAAATACGAATTCCAACCAATTAAAAATAAAACAGACACAGATACACCCATTTGTTTGGCGCCGGCTGATATGCCACGCAATTCTTGATATATCTCTGG